CCAGATATTGCAATCATTGCGATAATCAAAGGCTGGTATTGATGCTCATAATTTAACGTTACATAATCGGCAAATAACCAAGCCGAACCAACACCCGCAAGGAATGAAGTTATAACGATACCAATCGTTATTTTTTCACGCTTCGATTGAACTGCCAATTTTACAGAAATCGCCAGCATGGCCCATACCAATGGCTTTAAAATCCACGATTTAAACTCATCACTTATATTCTCGAACATAGACCACAACGGATGCAATTAAAGATATAGCGATAAGTAGAATGTCGCTTTTTAAATAATAGGTAATGCCGAGCGATTTATCTACTATGCTGCCAAATGCCAGCATCAAAAAGAAACAGGCAAAAACCTTCATCAACTTTTCTGACAAAAGATATGTCAACAAAAAAAAGAAGCCGAACATAAACTCATAAACTAGGTTTCTGGTGGACACAAACGACACGTATTGTTCGTAATCCGTGGAAGCGTTGGGATATACCCAACCCAATACAATCGAGTTGAGTATATACGCCAAACCTAACAAAATGAGTATTGTTAACTTCATCCCTTGCCTTTTGGCGGTTTGGGGTCAGGGTTAACTGTTTTTGTTTTTACTTGTGGTTTTTTCTTAGCCATAAAATTAAAGTTTAAATTATTGTGTATCTGTTTTCTTTTTAAAGACGTTCAAAACCGCGCTGAATATACGCTCGAATAAATTGTCGCTCATGAACAGCAATACCAGCCCTATAAAAATCATGATGGCAGGAATGTAGTCAGCATAATCAACTGGCTGTTTTAGCGTGACAAATAAAGGCACAAGGTATTTTACCACGTACATTACGAGGGACAAAATTATAAAAAGAGTTCCCGTTACCGTAGTCCACGGGTTTTTGTTCGGGTTGATATTTTGTGATAGTGTCATGTTAGTTTAATCTAAAGCCATTAGTTGTTAAATAAATAGTTCCACTGGTCATTGAAGTAGGTATCAAAAAGTTTAGCGCGGAATTGCCAAGACCTCTTTGCGGGTTGTTAAATTGAATGTTCATTGGCCTGTCAATTCCTGAAGATCTAAAATGTTGCTGGTACAAAATACGGTAACATGTAGTACCAGTATATGCAACGGTAGGGACAATGTTAGTTCCTCCAATCGACAAAGAAAAATTAAAAGTAGTGGTAGACCCTACGGATGTAACATAGTAGATCGTATTGGTCGAAACACCAGTACCCGCAGCCAACGCAGTGAACACCACGGCATCGCCTATTTTTAAATCGTGCGCGGCAGAAGTTGTGACCAAACCAGTTGTTATTGCTATTGAAGAAACCGTTAAGGACCCGTCCAATATCCATGCAACGCCACCGCTACCAAGATTGTCGCTAGTCCATGTGAGTGTTGTAACATAGTTCCTTACACCAGCCGTGCCAGATGCAGGGACTAATTGCTGAACCGTTGTGGTACTTGCAACGCTTTGAAAATTGAAAGTATAGTCAAGTTCAGCCGTGCCAAATTGTTTTACAATAAGTTGATTTGATGTAGAGCTTGGCACGTCCGCAGCTTCGCCAGCTATCAAAGTCTGGTCAACGGTTGCGGCTGTCGTAGGCACTACACGGCCACCAGCCCGCAATGGTGAGCCAGTTGATGGTGAACTATGTGCTGTCTGTCCACTTGACAAACCAGTAACAGTGCCTTGTATTTGGGTAAAGTTCGGGTCGGTGTCGGTGCGCATCAACGTAGTCACTGCTTGAACAGTGCCGCCCGTCAATGTTGTTGCAATTCGCAAACGTATGTACCTAAATTTTCTAGGCACATAATAGCCTATCTGCGATGCCGTTGCAGTTATGGCCGCAGTAACACCAACTCCACCCACTTGATTCCATATTGGAATAGCCACGTAGTTTGTGTTCAAAAAATTGCTTCCCTCAAAAATATAAGTGCCAGCCGTTGCCGTTGATACAACTTGTACAAGTGCAGCCCCGTAGCCGCTCATGTCAGTGCCATCGGCAGAGGTAGCCGCGTTTGGCAAAATATTGTTAACGATGGCAGTCAGGCCGCTTTGGCCTACCAAGTATGAATCTTTAAGGCTACCGTTGTAAGGCTGCGAAAATGCAGCCGTTGAAATCAGTAAAAGGAAAAGTATTTTTTTCATTTGTTAGTTAGTTATTATCCAAAGTCCATCAATTCGCTCCATCAAGCAAGGCACGTTAAAAAGTAATTGAGTAACAACCGTCACCCTGTCTGCGAGGTAGACTGTTTCGCCCGCAAAAGTCCAAGTAAAATTATCTTCAGTATTGAAAAATTTAAGTATGTCGCCATTTGCACCAGTTGGAATTGTGATCACTCTATTGGCTGTGGCCACACCGTCTAAGATGTTGTAACCCCCGTTTGTTATTGCAGTGAAGTCTGCATCCGTGGCGTTCGAAATACTTCCACCGCCTGCACCAAGCGTAGTCCAAGCTGACCCTGAATAAACTCGTAAGCCTACACCTGTTTGATAGTAAACATCGCCAGCAGCAAGTGCAGTGGTAGGATCTGTGGCATTAGCACCTACATTGATACCTGCAATGTTACCTGCTACTGAAAATGTTTTCTTGCCAGTAGATGTAAATGCACCAGATTTGATTGTGCCTATGTCGGGTATTGATCTATCGTTTGCTAAGATTCCCGCATAAGAAGATGCGTATTCAATACCTTTTCTATCTGTTCTTAAATCTGTAAAAACAGCAGAGCATTCTAATGACCCATTGTTAGATATTGCAAGCTGTACCTCCTCTCCAAACTGTCTTGCGCCTATTATAACGCTACCAACTAGGGTAGTAGCATCGTAGTTATTAGAAATAGAAGCCCCTGTATTGGTGGTGGTATAGTCGTCAGGCTCTATTTTTATAGTTATCGGGGCAAAAATGGGAGGAATAATTAAAGAAGTATTTGAACTGATATTGTTAATACCACCACCTATAAAAACATTCCCTGTAAAATCAGGCAGTGTGTAAGTTCTTGCATCCGTGTTCGTGTTTGTAAAAGTAGAAGTGAAATTATTGCCCACATTTCGCATGCCCAATGTGCCGTTCAAAAAAGTCTTTAGCCCTGTGTTGGTTTGTGTGCCAGCAAGCACCATGTCGCCTCCACCATCCAATACCAAGTCTGAATCTGCAATCCCGTTTTTGAAAACATACCTATCGTTTCCAACCCAAACCGCCAACCCTTGATGCCTTAGCCCCGGTGTGAGTTGCGACAATACCTGAGCTGTGGTTGTGTAGGGTGTGCCAGCTTGGTTGAAAAACTTTATGTCCAATGGTGCTGGGTTCTTTACGTTCACACCAAAAGGCAGTTCGAAGCCCTGCGAACCCGCTACAAATGGAATGATAAACAATATCAAAAAAATCTTTTTCATTTTAATTGGCAGTTGTTATTGAATGCTGATGAGAAAATGAATAAGGTGCGCCAAGGTTTAGCTCGTAAATGTTGTAAGCCCTGTTTGTACCGCCCGCGTCAACCACATTGATAGTGCCTGTAAGTATGTAGGTACTTGTAATGTTTGCATTTGATGCGTCAATGTCGATAACGGTTGAAATGGTTACACTCGGAGGCAATGCCACGATGAATTTTGTCAGCGTGTTTCCCGTGTTCAAAGTAAACGTACTTGCTCCCGTGTGGAAAGCATTTGTAGGCAACGCCCGTACTTGTGCGCTGTTTGTAACGGATGCAGCCGAAGCCCCAAAAAATCGAATGAAACGAGACGTAACAACGAAATCAGAAGAGTTGAAAGTAGATACTGGTGAAGTGTTGTTTCCTATGCCCCGCCACGATTGCGTAGCCCCGTTTGTGTTTAGCTGGATGGTTGTGACCGTTACGGCTTGCGTTCCATCGTTAGGCGTTGCTGCCAATAGTGTTGATGAAGTTGTATTGTTGCGTATGTCAATGGTAGGCACTACACCACTGTTTACCGTAATGCCCCAAGTAAATGTTTTTGATCCTGAAATTGTAGTGCCTACCTCTACTGTTTGGGATTGGTTGTTTGCGAAAGAAGTAAATACAGGTGCAACGTAAGGGTTTAAAAGTAAAGCCAATATTTGCGAATCAGAAAGATTGGTAAGGCTTGTCCCAGCTGTAATGCCACCCACCGAAATAGATGCAGATGGTATGTTTGCGCTTATGTTTGTGAACAAAGTAGACGCTGCCTTCTTGTTGACCCCGCCCTGAACGATTGGCACTATTGCCCCGGTTAGGTCGGTAGCCGATGGCATTTCTGAAATCTTTACTTGACAGAATGCAGAGAAAGTAAACGATAAAAAGAAAAGGATAAATATTTTTTTCATTCTTCTATAATTATAAATCCATCTTCTGTTGTAATTGCGAAACCTGTTTCGGTCGTTATGCCTGTCAATATTTGGCTATCTGTTATATACTTAAAAACTTCATCGATAACACCAAAATTAAAACTGTCGGATATTTTACCTAAAGAAACAGAATCGGTTATTGAGCCTGTTATTAAATTATCCTTCATGGCAATGCCCTTCTAACATTGCCGTAAACTTTCACTTCATTGATACCGTTGCGTATGACCGTTACACCGTCCGCTAGTTCTACCACTGTCTCATAATAAAATTGTTTTATCGTAAGGTTAGTATCGGTAGCTGTGAAAGTAACATCACAACGTCCAGCAAAACCGTTTACTATCACAATGCCACTGCCTATTGACTTGCTAAATATTGCCTCGCTGTCTAAATCTTCTGGCCTTTTTTTTACAATGCAAAATATAGTAGCACCGTTGATATTGGCCACAACTGTCTTGCTTTTGTCGGTGTAGACAGTTGATTGTATCGTGCAAGACGCGCCCCTAATGATTGCTTTTTCCATTACGCACTAAAAAAGTTTAGCCCAAATTCTGCTTCGTCTTTTTGATTTGATACATTGAACAATGGATAGGTTGTTGGATTGTCCCTTAAAAATTCAATCACACGCGATTGATAACTGTTTGCAACATCCCTTAATTTTGTCACAAGCGCACCAAGTGTTCTTTGATCTAAAGGCTCTGAACCATCAACCCTTTTTTGAACGACTCCATACGATGTGATATTGATTGAATTGTTTTGTGTAATCAACGCCAAAGCATGGTAACAAAGCATAGGTTTAATGCCGGGAAAAAAAATATTGTAAGTACCCTTCATGTATGTCTTTCCGTTCAATAGTTCGCGGTACTTTGCCGTGTCTATGTTGGTTATAAAATCGTAATATAAAACATCTCCAAGCGCGGGGCGCAAATCATTTTCTTGAGCCTCGGCAATGTACGGGTCAACCCTTTGCGCGTCCAACTGAGCAAGTGGCCTGTATTCCTTTATGTCCTGTATCGTTATAATGTTAGGCATCTATTCCGTCACCTTCTGGGTCTTGTAAAAATTTCATTACGTTGGCATCCGTTCCAAGAAAAGGCAAAAGAAAAGTTTTTGCCTGTTCCAAATTCATTCGTCCATTTTTATAATCGTTCACGTATGCAAATACTTTCGATGCTTCCCTGCGAGAAAGGCCGCGAATGATTGCGTTGATTGCTTCTTGTGCTGGATCGCTTGCGGTTTGTGTTGCCTGTGGCTGTGTTGTTTGCTCCTGTGATTGTTGGGCTGGTGTTGTTTGGCCTTGTGCAGGCAATACAGTACCCGCCACATCGTACACTTGCGGTTTGATTGTGAAATCTGAATTTATTGGCTTGTTCCAAAATTGAAATACCTTTTTGAATATACGACTCAACTCTACACGTTCGTCACGGGTCACTGCATTGTAGTAGGTGTACGCATCTTCAATTTGTTGACGGCTGAACATCGCACCCTCTGACTGACGGCCTAATATTTCATAGGGCATTCCATAATTTTGAAGGATTGATTTTTCGATCCAGTTCAATGTGAACTCAAACATCCGATCATTGTTTTGCAGATCGGTCTTAGCAAGTAAATCACTTACTTTAATATCTTTAGTTCCCGCCTCAATGACCATGATTGAACCGCCACCCTTGCCTCCGCGATTTGCTGATAGTCTTTTTTTGTAATCGCTTCGCTCGGTGTCGTTTTGAAAAGTACCGGGATAAATAAAAATATGTCCAGCTGTAAAACCGTTTACCGTTTGATTTAGTGAATACAGTGCTATTTCCGCTTGTGTCTGAGCTTGCTCAAATACCGAATCAAAAGAACACAAAGGGTATTTATTTTTCTCGGGTGTCCAGTACATGATTTGGCCTTCGTAGCCATCTACACCGTACTTATCAAATTGCTCTGCTAAATATTCAGGGTCAGGGTTGAATTTATCGTAAAAAAGAATCTCCCTGTTTTTTTTCTCTTTGGAATAATCGCGTTCCCAGTTTGTTGAATATGCAATTTTATCGACACAACCTTCATCGTCTGGAATGCCAAGGCGGCAATACTCAAAGGGTATCGGCTTTACCGATGCCATGGTATAATTCAGGTTGTAGTTGATGTGCCACGCGAGACCGCGAGACCATGATTTTGAATAGCCCGAATGGTCTAACAACTCACGCATGGTAATGGCATCAAGCCCCTCACCATGTACTACGATGTCATTTATCTCTGGCTGTTCAAATCCTTCACCGTTGAGAAACCCCGCTTTTTTAGGAATGATGCCCGAAAGCGTATAGCTTCGGTACATTGTCTCCAAGGCTCTTTGATAATAAAGGTTATCCGTGTCGGCTGACTGAACGCCATCGACATTGCGCACTGATTGCGGCAATCGTTTAACCAATACCTCGCGACCCGGGATTATCATTCAGCTTTCTTTGGCTTGCTTTCTGTAATTGTTTCTTCGATCAATTCAAACCTGCTTAACAAGGATGGGTGATTTTGTTTCACCCACTGATAACGCTCCATTGTTAACGTTTCTTTTGTGATGTCCGCAGACCGACCGTTAAATGTGATCCGCTCACTTTCGTCTTTCAATTTTACTTTCATAATTTTTGTTTTTTGTTTTCTCCCCAGCCTCTTTATCCCCCCCACTGTTTTGTTTGCAGTAGTTAGATTCATTTTATTTTGTTTAGCTCATGTCCTCAGTCCAAGTGATGTTGACTGTCAACGTGACAGCCGATGCTGGCGATGCAAGGAACGCAATTCCAAAGCATTCGGTAGCACCTTTCACACGCGGGTCTTCGTTGATGTCGCCTTCGTAATCGTCATATATCTCATTCATTACAACGGTTGAACCTGTTACAACACCGCTCATTGCATAGCTCTGCATTACCAACGGTGTGGCAAGCCCTCCAGTAGGTGCAACGGTGTACGCCTGTAACAATGCCCATGATGTAATACTGTTGTTTATCATTGGGGCTTTAACGGGCGATGTGAATGTGCCGCCAGTCGGTAAACTGGTATAGCGCACCAATCCAATGCGCAAAATTTGCGCGGCTGTCAACGATGCGTTGTTTATCCTAATACGGTCTAACCTAATCACACGCCCAGCACCGTTAGGTGCAATAACAACGAATGCTGTATTGTTTGCCGGGGCGACCAGTTCAAAAGCTGAGGAAAATGTTTTTCGCTCGCCTTTGTATTCGCCTAATTGATTTGTTTTGTAAGTCCCTGCCATGATTGTTTTGTTTTTAAAAAAAAGGGGCTAGGCTTCATTTAAAAAAACCCGCCCCCTCTTTCAACGAAAATGAAAACCTAAACTCCCCTTTTTATCTTTATGATGTAACCAGTCCAATGGTGTATGTTACCCCGCGTGTTGTGGTCACCTCCAGTTTGTGGCTGTTTCCAGCCGCTACTGCTACTGAAGATGCGATTGTGATGTTTGTATTTGTGATGCCCGACAAACCAGTTTGTGTTACACGTGCGCCCGTGTTTTGGTTTACCCAAACAACGCTTATCACTTGGTTAACGCCAGAGCCTCCGAAGAAATTCGTGCCTGTAACGGTAACAGCCGTGCCACCTGCTGGGGCAATCGCTGTAACGTTGAGCGATGTGATAGTAGGGCCGAATGCCAAACCACGTATCAAACTTTTTGTTGTGGTGTAATCAGTTGACAAAACAGTTTGATGCATACCTGTTTCTTCCTGTCCGTCAAGGCTTGCAAGGCTTACTTTGAACACCCCACCGTTTTCGTTGGAAGAATACAAAGTGCCGGGCACTACATAAAGTCCAGCATCTCCACCGTAAAGTTCAAATGAGTTTGAATCCTTTTTTCTTTTTTCCACAAAAGCGGAAACAGAACCACGGCACATGCGCTCCAAGTTTTGGCGTTGGATTGGCGTGACATCGTATATCACTAAGTCAACCATGTGCTTAAACATGGGGCCACTATCCAACTGAACCAATTCGATTTTTGTTTTTACCGAATCCTTCCATCCTTCGAACAAATAGCCCGGCCTGTTAACGGCCAATGTCACGTTTGTAATCAAAGTCCCTGCACTGTTATACGTGATAGAACCAGCGTTCAAGTCCTCTTTGTTCACCAATACCAAAGACGGGTCATTGCCCGGCTGTGGTATGTTTTTGCAGTCGTAGACCGCCCCGATTGATATTGAATCGCAAAGACCCATTTGTTATTTTTTAAATCGTTTTGGTTCAGGCAATTTGTTTGCCGTGCAATAATTGGATGCCGCGTTTTCGCCTTTTACGTTGGCATAAAATATCTCACCGTCTGATGCGATAAGTATTTCAGGCACTCCGATCGTTTCCAATGTTTCTTCGTGCGTTACGAAGTACCATTCAGCGATTGCTTTCAAACCTTCCTTAATGTCCGGTTTGCTCAATGCGTCTTTTTTTACTTTTTCCATTTTAAGAGGGGTTTAACATGATTAAGCTCTGTTAGATACAAGTGCCTGTTGGAACAAGTTGGTAGTGCGCTGTGGCACACACTTAAACCGAATCTGGAAGCCTACCTCATCGCGCCTGTTAGCGGGGTTCATTCCTCTCTCGAGGTAGTACACTTCCATTGTACCCATTGCCTTAACGCACTCATTTGCGTTGAAAGCTACTGATGAAATACAATCGTTTGTGTTATCTGCGGCTGCACCGTAAACCTTTTTTGCAAGGGTTGTTTTTGTGAACAACGGTGTGTTTGATGCGGTGTACACATCGAAACCGTACACGTTGTTAGGTGTGCCTTGTGACAGTGAACCGAATTTTTCTTTCAATGAAAGAGAAATATCTTGGTTCAATAAGTCGGTAACGTGGTAAGGGTTTAGCACCAATACTCGGCCTTCTTGCGGATAGTCAAGTGCGTCCCAACGTTCTTTCAAAACCAATATATCGCGTGGTGTCAATGTGGATGCAACTGATGTTTGCGCACCGATTACTACCGACCTGTTTGCACCGGTTGCGGCAATCGCACCAGCCGCCAATGTAGCGGGTGCAATGTTCCATAATGCTTCGGTGACGCACTCCTGCATCAACTTTTTCTTGTGCTGTTTGATTACACTTTGTAATTTATCATACTCAGCCTCGATTTCTTCGCGAGTCCATACAACGTGGGTTGTATTGGTATCGTACCAATCCAATTGAACCGACAAAGCGGTATCAACACGTTGTGCCGATGTGATAGTGGCGTTGCTGTTTTTTGTAACAACGGGATCAACACCGACAGCCGCAAAGTTGATGGTGTTGTTTTCAACATATTTTGACCAGTCGTTGATTTTTGCAAACCAACCATATTGTGAGTAAAAGTTTTCTTTCAACTCCGCAATCCAAACCTCTTTTAATAAACCTGCCATGATATTTTACTGTTTTGTTTTTTTTAATTGTTATAGTTCTGGTTCTTCCCCAAACTTACTTTTGTAAGCGATTTTAAATTCATTGATTTTGCCATCTGCTTTTAAAGCCAAAAGGTCTTTTAATGAAATATCAGATTCAGGCTGCTTTGCAAACTGCTTTGTGGGCGGTGTGTGCTTTCCTTTGATCTGGTTTTTGATGTTGACCAGTTCGGTGTCAACGCTTGCCTTTAACTCTGCGACAGGCTTAACGACCGCGCTCAAAGAGTCTTTTACCATGGTGGCAAATTCTTGGAATTGCGCCACGGTCACATATTTATCTTCAACAGGTGCGGCTTGCGCAGGGATTACCTGCTTAATTTTTCCACCTGCAACTACAATTGAACGACCATCAAAAAGCGGATGAGTGCCGTCCGGGGCATTGGTAGAACTTTCTACAAGTCCGGCTTCGTCTGCTGCGTCACTTGTTACGGTGCTTCCGTCCGCTAGTTTTAATTCCATCGATGCCTTTACAGGCGCAGCAACTGGAGCAGGTGCTGGTAACATATTTTTGATTTCTGTTTTGAAATCCTCAAACATTTTTTTGAAGTCCATATTTTGAATTTTGTTTACTAATCTTGGTTTTGCTACTGTATTCTTTGACTTTGTGGCGAAGCCCAAATCGATTGCTTTTTGACCAGAAAATGGCTCTGCCTGAACCATTAAAGCCTTTAGTGATGCCTCTGGTTGCCCTGTGAGTGACACGTAAGAGTTTAAAAGTTCCTGTTCTTGTGGCGCAATGATTTGTAACGCCTTGCCTAACTTTATTGAATTTGCATTTGTGACATTTTCGAACAAAGGCAAGTGAATGAAGAACAAATCATTTACAGGGTCTATTTCGCGCACATCTCCAGCCCCGTATATTTCGGTAGCGGCTGAACCGACCAGACCCATCCCATTTAAATCTGGAATGGTGGTAGTTGTTATTTTTACACCCTCCGCTTTCTTTGCGTCTAAAAATGCTCTGATTTCTTTTGCTACTGGAAGGCTTCCGCCCGGTGAATGTATTCCGATAACAACCGCTTTTTTATCGGAAGGGAATGCAGACATTACATCAATTAGGTCAACACCCTTAACAGACTTGCCTTGCTCGTCTATATAAGAACCTATCTCACCTACTATTTTGATGTCGTAGTTTTCTGCCCCTTGCATGGGACAATGTTCGTTATATTAAGTTTTTTTTGTACTTTGCAAAGAATTACAGTAACATGAGAAAATTTATTGAAAATGAAATAAGGTTTTAAAATTTAAAAACAAAAAGCGATGGATAACAACCACACAATTACCTCTTTTGAAGATGTCTGTAACACAATTACAATGGAAAATAAGGACGCATTTTTAGCCGACCTTAATAAATGTATTGAAACTTATTTAGCCACAGTAACGCTAATTAGAGCTATACACCCAGAAGCCTGTAACGAAAAAAAAAATTGGGAAATTTCTAAGTTGAAATACACATGGTTTGATGACGGTAAAAGTGGTTTAAAAGCTATGCGATTTACAGACAAAGAAGGTAACACTAAAACCGTAAACTTTTGAATCTAAGGCTTAGAATTTTAACCGAAAAGTCAGTATTTGACTTTGGTAAATACCACGGTTGGACGGTTCAAAAACTTTTAGACTTGAGGTATAAGTCTTTTTTGAAGTGGGCTTATTTTAACCTCGAAAAGATTTCTTTCAGTGAATCCGTTTTATCACAACTTGGGTTTTCTGAACGGATAGAAAAGCCGGGCATTGACAAAGAGCTTTACAAAAAAATTCATTTTGTTGATAATCCACAACAAGACACAACCCAGTCAATTGAATCCATAAGGAATAAAATCAAGTATAAAAAGTTAAACGGAAAGACAGTAACATTGTGGGAGATGCAGCAACTGCGAGCAATGAAGCAAAAAAAACGTAAACAAAGTTTTTTGGATTTAAGGCAAACAAAAGGCGCAATGCAAGCAAAAAACCATGGAAGGTAGCTAATTACCAATCATTACCCTGATCGATTTCCAGACCGTTGATTCGCACACATTGCACTTTATAGATGTCTCTATAACAGCCTCGGTTTTGTTCATGCCTTCATCCATAAACTTTTTAACCGACTCGACATAAACAGGGTAGCTTAACTTTGTAGGGGTGACGAACCCTATCATGACTAGGTTTTTTATTGTACCGTCACCATAATAACGCTCTAACATTTTCCGTTTTTCTTCTGTCATTATCTCAATTAAACTGTCTGCAAGTACCATCCTTATAGAGATCAAGACTTTGAGTCATATATTTCAAACCCATTAATTTAAGGGCGGCATGATTTAAAGGTTCGTAAGATATACGAATAGGATTATTGTAAAGATTTTCAGCAAATAAACGGATTCTAATTCTAGGTTTCATTTATTCAAAATTGCGCCCTGTCTATTATTTCTGCGTAGTTCTTTTGGCCGTCATTGATGTCTGTCACCGCCACTTGCACCCGTAGGTTAGCAATGCTTTGCTCTAACCTTGTAAGGTCGAACAGCGATGTTGAATCGCTTGTGATGGTTGAATTGGGGAAACCTACAACACCGCTATTTGCAAAGCCGGGTACACCAATAGCCTTGAATGTACTAGCTCCACCAAGTGCAGCTTGATGTCTCTGATTTAATATGACCTCTCCAGTCTTTACCGTTGCCAGTACATTGTCACCATTTGATCTTTGAATAGGTAGACCGAAACCAGATTTAACTATACCGCTATTTGCAAAGGCTTGTATTCCATTAATTGAAGCAATGTTACCTAGCCCTTGCACAATAGCAATACCAGCCGCAATACCACCCCTAATAGGTGATGTAAAATCTGGTATAGGCAAAAATTGAGATTCGTATGCCTTTTGAGCGGTTAAGTAAGTAGATAAACCAGCTAGAGCACTTGATATTCCTTTGTTTTTTGCAAACAATTGTTGACCTAAACCAATTCCAGCAAAAGCTAACTGTTTAAGTAGATTTTGCTTTTGTGCCTCTGATGCTACCTCTTGCTGTTTCCTTTTTTGTTCAGCATCGAATTGCTTAACTTTTGATTCTTCATAAGCAGCATCCGATGCTGCTCTTTCATCGTTCAGCCATTTATTTAATTCTACAAGTTCACTTGAATTGTCAAGTGCAGCAATCAATCTTTCATTTTCTTTTTGTGTGGCAATATCTAATGCCTCTTGCCTTTTTGCTTCCGACAAAGCAGCTTCATTTTCATATTTTATTTTTTCTTCAATTCTTTTTTTCTCCGCATCACTCCTTGCTTTTTCTCTTTCTTCCTGTTTTAAAAACGCTGCATCTTGCGCGTTCTGTATTTTTTCTTGTAGTGCAAGCGTGGCCGTAGAGGCGTTGACCCTCGCAGCGTATGCCTCTGCCACTTGCTTTTTTTCTTCGCCTGATAGCTTTTCGGATGCTATCAGTCTTTGAACGTAAGCATCAATGGTCTCACCTTGTGCCTGTCTTAAATCTCGCTCGTTCCCTATTTGCTGAATAGTGGCCGCGCTTTTTCTGTTTTCGTATGCTACCTTTTTTTCGGTTGATGTTTTTTCAAGTTCTTCAGCTTGTTTTAACAATTCAATCCTTTCTTTTTCGGTAAGGTTTCTGTTTTTTGATTGGATAATCAACGCCTTTATTTGCGCTTCCGTCCCTGCGGTTGTGGCTATCAGCTTTGCCTCTTCGTCTTCAAGTTCGCGGAATTCTTCGCGCAATCTTTGAGCTTCTCTTTGAGCGTTTTTAAATTCTTGTGCTAGTTTGCCAGTTGTGGCCGCAGCCCCTGCCATGTTTCCCGTTAACACATTACCCAACACGCTGGCAATGGCCGCGAGATTATCCACTAGAAATCTAGCCGCCTCTGTTATGCTTCCAATAACATCTTCAAAGAAATCCAATGCTGGTTCGCTTCTTTTTAATGCGGCTGTCAATAAACCAACTACTGCGGCAACGGCTGCAAGTATCGCACCGATTGGTGTAGCAATAAAAGCAAGTGCCTGTTTGGTCATGGTCAAAATGCCTTGACCCGCGCTTGCCGCCCCGCCACTAAACTGGTCTAATGCCGGGATTGCTTCTTGAATGTCTTTTTTATAATTACCGACATTCATGCGTTGCTTATTCAACGCATCAATGTTTGATTTTATCTTTGCATTGTTTGCGTCAATCGCTTGGTTGAGCGATTGCACCGTAGCCCTACCCTCTGCCGTTTGCAAGTTCGCTTCGTTTCTTGCCTTGGTCATTTCTTTGACCGCAGCACGTAGCGAGTTGATAGACTGGATGCTCTCGCCTTCGTCTATCTTAACATCAATCAATACCTCCTCTTTTGCCATCGCCTCTTATTGAATTTTGAACAGTTCTACTTTTGTTATACTTCCAGCACCTTTTGTGCTTTCAGAATTATATTTATCTATTTTGTTTAGCAGATAATAACTACCCGAATCAAAAATCATTTTGTGTGGGTCGTAATTTGCGATGTCTGTTTCTGTCAGGTTATACTCGTGTTTGCAAATCTTGTTTTTTTGCAGCGCAAATGATAATGATGGATAATACTTTGAAAGATAATAAGCAAACGATGTGTCTTTGGGTTGTGTGGAATCCGCATGGAACGCCATCTTGTAATCGGTTCTCGGTGTACCATTGAAAATGATAGCATCTTCACCGACCCTGTTTTTTAACGTGCCTATTATAAATTCTGGTTCTTCTTTTACGTCTTGAATGCCCGTAGATGTTGAGTCATACGCTGGCGTGGTCATTACATTGTGCGTTGTGCCTGACCATCTTTTTGCATTGGAAAAAGCAGAAGTAAAAAAATCCCTGCCATCTTTCAAAGCTGTATTTAAAATTGAAAGATTTCCAGAACCTAAAAACTTATCCTTTGCACCATCTTTGTGAAGGAAATAGTTTGACTGAGCATAATTTGTTTTGAAATCGATAGCTGACTTTTTGCGGTTCACCCTTTTGTTTGTCCAGTCAACCGCGTTGGCCGTGTCGTTACATATTTCTTGGAGCGTTTTGATTTTCACTACATTGTTTTCAAACTTGTAGACTATACCAAATCGCACAAAGAAATCTTTAACAACATCTTTTAATGATGTTTTATTTGTTAACAGATTCCAAATTACATTTGAACGCACAACGGTACGGTTAACTGTTAATGTAAGTGAGCCAGTTGCAAGTGTTGCAGTAAAGAATCTACCTGCTATTTCAGCAAACATTAATCCACGTATGACATCACCCGGGTTAACGTCAACGGTAGTTGTAATTGTGACCACACCATTTGTCAATATAAACCCGCTTGTTTGTAATATGGTATTTATATTTTTTACAATTCTAGTCCTTATCTGAGGCAATGGCGTAGACCCTGCCAGAGATGTAACATCAACTGTTAACACAATAGTTACATTTGATATTTCGCTAATAACAATGTCCTTAAATGGATTTAGATAAATGTCATTTTCAATGGTTGACAAAGCCCCGTAGTCTATAACATCAAAAGGTATTATACTATCGAGAAATATATCACTTGTGTCCACATCAAAACCTACGCCTTGATTGACACATGAAATCCTTGTGTCGTTTGATGTAGTTGATTCTGGGTAAAGGAATTTGTTGACAGGCGTACAAACCAAATCTTTAAAATCGTTACTGTTCAATATTTCACCGCTCAAAGTCAAACCTGAATTGGTGAATATTTTTCCTATCAAAGTGTGATAGTAATAGCAAGGCAAAAAATAGTTTGCTTCATAAATCAAAGATCGACCCCAATTCATAACTGCTGCGATAAATCCGCTCGTGTTTAACCTCGCAGCGTCTATATCGGCAGCGTTCCATGCTGATATGCCAAAGTCAATATCTGATATATCTTTCCCGTCAATAAAAGAAAGCAGCGAAACAAAAGAATCGTAAATTACGATAGAATATTTTTCACCGTCCCATCCGATTATCTGCGCCTTTCCTTGTATCGTTTCAATCCCATTTTGAACGACCTTACAATCTTGCAAAGCATATTGAAAAGTCCCGTCCGAATTTACCAGTTTTGCATTTTGAAAAATACGATTGTTGCGTTCGGTGTCGCTTGCTTTTATTGTATTTGAAAATGAAGTGTAGTTTTTAGAAAGGTCGCCAATGTCAACCCTTTGTATTGTCCAAGCTATCTTGGTGTCTGGGTCGAGGTCTATCAGTTGGCCGCCTATGTAAACTACATCCATTTAGTATATCTCTGGAAGTTCTATTGTGATTTGTATTTTGTGCAAATTGAACCGTGTCTTTGTGCTTGGTTCGGTAGGTATAACGATAACGCCAGTCTTTTTACCAGTGGCATCCATCATGTAGACTTGTGAACCGATGCGAGCCTGTGACTTGTTTATTGATGTGGTTAGCTCTGTGTATGCTGGTTCGTAGACATCGCCCAAAGTATTCAGTTCGTTGATAGAATCGAATTCGTTCAACGATAAATTGGAAGCAAACAAAACATACCGCTTTGCTTTGCGGCCATTGTCATATCTATATGAATAGCTTTGATTGAATTGGAACATCCACCAAGCGTCACCTCCATTAGAAGCCCTCCACCACAATAGCACCGGGTTGCTGCATGCTTCTTTTATGTCGCAGGTGATTATTTGAGACTGGTTAACTGTAACAAATACTGGCCCGGGCAAAACTATTTGAGTGTTATACTGAATTTGGCAAGTTGCTGCATTGGTTGGGATAGCAAGAGCATTATTTGGGCTAAATCTTAACAACTTTCCACTATTTGGAACTCGTGTAACTTGAACGGACGAAATAGATGTACCTGACCTATCAAAATATTGTAACCTAAAATTAGAATCAGTAACTTGATTGTCCGATGTAATTGTGTGGATGGAAAAAGGATAACCACGCCAAATGCTAGGTCTTTCAAATCTGGTCAAGAATTTTGCTAGAGGGTTTCCGTTATCATAATTAACGTACTCGGCCAAATTACCACCGTAAAGGTCGCCAATCTGACGCGCTCCGTAGAGGGCAAAAAACTGATTTGCCGAGTCGTTAGTTTCTGTTTCCGCTGAGTTAGTCCATAATTCAGTATACCGTATGTAGAACTTTACATAGGCCGTTGTTTCATCTTGCGTCACAAAACCAGTTACATAATCCGCTAGGTTATCAACGGATAATGTATTTAGCAAAGGCGTTGAAACATCAATGATAACATTGCCTGATTTGTCAGGTGAATAAGCAAGTGTTGAAATCAAACTGTTTGCCGCGTTGTAAATACCAACTTGCACCCTGTAATTGGTGCGCTGCATTAGGTTTATGTAGCCAGTTGTGGCGGCCACGGTGTAAGTACCTGCACTAAATGTAACCACGCTGTTTGCAACGTTGGTAACAGAAACAACGGTATAGAGCGCATTGTATGCCCCGTTATCCGTTACTACCCATATCTTTGCCCCTGCAACGACAGGCCCACCTTGTGCTGATGTGAGGGTTGTTAGGTTTGTGTTTACAGTAATCTGCAACGCCCCACCGCTATTGGCCAAGGCTGTAATGTTGTAATCCTTTCGCGTCATCTTGTACACGATTGGATTCTTCGCAGCGTTCCATCTGGAGGTATTGCCGCCAATGGTTGTGCTAGGCCGTTGGATTACTGTTAGGCTCATTTGTCTTTAATCATTACGTGTATAACGTCTTCGATTTTTTGAGTTAGGCTTATCTCGGTAGGTAAATGTATAAATTTTGTTCTTTATTTCTATTATCCTATCCATGCCCCAATCAAATTGAGAAACGATACCTTGTGATTTTATGTCTTTTAGAACCTGTAAATAATCCATGGCTCATTTCATTTCTTTTGTTTGAAACATTTTGCCGACCGTGCGCAAATCGGCAATGTCGACATGCGCAAAAGGCAGTTCAAAGATTTTATCGGACAAAAAAAATATCCTTTGATTAATCGAATTCTTGATTATATATTTTTCGTCATCGGTCAATAACATCTTAACCAATTTGTGGCGAACAAGGGTAAAGAAGGCGTAGCACGCGTGGATTATCCTTTTCATTTCACTAATTCAGCTTTTAAAAAAGTGGTTACCTCTTTGACTTTTGTTTGTGCAATATTACCCAAAAGAATCGACATATTTTTATCGACTATCTGATCGAAGGAAAGCCCCGACCGCTTGCCTATAAATATGTCAGTACCCTTTAGAAACAACTTTCTATTAAAAAGATAGGCCAGTTGCTTTATTGTGGTCTTTGGGTCGTTTGGCGTAATCCTTTTTTCTTTGATGTATTGAATCATGGCATTCGGTGGGGCGTATGTGCCGGGCTTCCGACCAACTATCTGCCAGTAAAAGTAATTCGAACCAGTTAGTTGCCCGCCCGTTTCGTTCGTGCCATACGCCAACGAATCGGCACTACGCCCGCTCGCTGTTATGCCCTTCGCGCTCTGGTCTTCGCGAAGCTGGCCTATTATCGATTCAAAAAATGTGTCTAGGGCTTCCCGTGTGGTCATAACTCACATCCAGTTTTGCCCTCCGCAATAATCAACTCACATTGAATGCCAACGCCAAACAGGTGCATGTCTAATCCATACGATTGGTTAAGCTGATGGCTGTCGATTATCGGATAGTTTACCCTTGCTGGAGGCTGGTTCACATCTTCAAGTTCGCTCATTTTGTGAATGAATGTACGCGCTAAATCTAATGCAGCATCGTATATTACCATCATGTCTTTAGTACGGTGGTCGTTCGTGGGGTCGTTCGATTGCCGTGCAACAAAGGCCGAAAGCGGATAGGTTGTTTCGATTGT